TGAGCCGTTATAACCGCTTTAGTGATATCAATTTCCTCAAACCACCCATTTACAAAATCAGCAATAGCAAGACCAAACTTGCTCCAATCAAAGGTAGTTACAAAGCCGTAAATAAGGTCAACCAGACTCATCCACATTTTAGCAAAAGTCTTTCCGACCAAATTAAAATCAATCTGCTCGAAAGCATTATTAAGTAAAGTAGCCACACCTTTTCCAATATTATCGAAGTTGATAGTATCGAGAAAATGATATATAGCTTCAAAAGCGGATTGTATTCTATAACCTAGTTTAGTTCCTATATTTGCGAAGTCAATGGAATCAATAACTTCGTTTACTTTTGTACCGAGAATTGTACCAACGCTAACCCAATCGCCCTCGTTAATCGCCTGTTTGATTTCATCTACCCAAGTAGCAAAACCGCTATCGAGTTCCATCTCCTCGAACATAGAACCATAATCGGGTACAGATGCACCGCCACCGCCCCTACTATCGGACAAAATATTCAACTCATCGAATCCGGCAATAAGACTTTTAACAGCATCTGCTGCACCGCCTACAGCTTCGGCATATTCAGTTTGAGTCTTAACAGCCTTTGTCCAAGTGCTTGCTCCTGTGATTCTAGCAAACAACTGATTCAAAACATTTATAAGAGCAATTGCTCTATCAATAACATATTCGATAGCAGGAGCAAGAGCATTTATAAGAGGAGCGACTGCTGCACCTATAGCATTTTTGAAATACAAAAAACTCGATGCTACTTTGTCCATAGAAGCAGCAAAAGTATTACCGAAAACTTTACTGTACTGGTACATATTTTGTGTTCCTTCTTTAATAGCTTTGGATATTTGGCTGAGAAGCATACGAATCATGCGATACATAGCGATGCGACCAATGGAAGTCATAAACTGTTTTACTTTACCCAATGCTGATTTTATGTTGTTGAAAAGATTTCCCGTCATTATGCGACTAACTATAGCCGCACCTTTTATTACGATTCTAAAAAGAGAGAAGAAAGCAGTAGCGGCACCTTTAACAATCCTGCTAATAATGCTAAACGCTGTAGCAAAAACATTCACTAAAGCTGTACCTGTAGAAACAGCTTTTTCCTTGACACTCGCAAAGAACTCGAAAAAGCTTTGTCCCTGATTTATCAACTCAGAAGTCGGCAATATTTCGACTGTTTTGTCCATAGCAGTAGGAATAGGAGTTGGCTTGACAATACTCTTGCTACCAAGCTTACTATCAACGGCATCAGCGATTTCCTTAATTTTATCCGACCCGGTAGAGATACCCGAAAAATCCAACTTGGATAATTTTCGTAATTCCGATATAGCTTTGCTAAGACCCGGATTATTCCCGGCATTTCCTAAAGCATTTACACCATCCGCCATTGCTTTTAGCTTAGAAATACCATCGCCGCTTATTTTGGCAATTCCTTCGCTCATTTCCGCTAACTTTTCGAGAGAGTTTTTAAGCCTTGTTAAACCTCGTTGTCCTCCTGTAACAGAAGATTCTATTTCAATCTGTAAATTATCAATGGTGTTGTCCATCGTTTACCTCCTTTCCGGCTCGAACCGCAAGTTGAGCATTAGTTTTTACCGCCCATGATGCCATTTTTGCTTTTGCTTTTTCATATTTAAGTTGTTCTTGCCGCCTTTGTTTTTCCTCGATTTCTTCTTTCTTTATAGTAATTGCGTAAGGTTCGGAAGGATACGGCAAAGGCTTAGGTTTTTTGGCAAAAGGTTGTAATAGAGGAGAAGCATCGCAGAGAGCTTCATAAAAATACATACCTTGTAACCATAGCTCTTGATTTAATTGCTTTCTCTTAATCTCATACGCTTTTCGATAACTTTCGGTTAAACGACAATCGCCGTTCCAAAATAAGTCATTAGGCATACCGATTGCCAAATAATATGGTAAGTGATTATAAAACACCTCTGTATAAGAAAGGGCGGTCGAATCCATAGACCCGCCGCCCCTATGGGGTAACGAGTCACCTACCAACTCGCTACCCATTCCAACTTTCCCTCCGACTCTTCCGGTTCATCTACGAGAGATTCGATGGTTTCGTTATACATTTCCGCAAGTTTCATTACTAAGTCTTTTTTGTTCGTTATCTTTTCAAAAATACGGTCTATAACTTCACGCTTAACGAATCGATGATGAGCAATAAATGCTCCCGCAAAAAGAGCAGGTAGAGTAGTAAGTGGTTTATCAGCAATATCATTGATATTGAATCCCTGTTTTTCGAGAGTAGCAACAGAAGCTCTTGTGAACTCCAAAGTATATTCCGTACCCTCAAAATTAAAAGTAATAGTCTTAGCCATAACTTATTCCTCCTTATCTTAAATTAAGAAACTGGTGTAATTGGAGACGAAGGAGCAATAGTGATAGTCATTTCGACTACTTCATTAACACCGCCACCAACAACAAACACAGAAAGAAGTCCAGTAAAATTAAATTTACCGTCACTTCCATCGGGAGTAACAACCCCACCGGCTTCCGTCCCACCAAACCAAACCGCAAAATCAGTAGGAACACCTTCAAGTTGTTTTAAGGCGGTATAATCTTCCTTAGTATAGTTAGCAGTAAACTCCAAAGCTTCGAGAGATTGGATTCCCGGGATATAAGTTTGCATACTATCGGAGAGAGTGGTAGTTTCAAGCATTTCGGGCGCACCTCCGAGGTCGGGAAAGTCTTTAATATCAATAAGTTTTTCATAAACATCGCCCGTGCCTTTCTTCATAAGAAAAACTTTATAAGTAGAAATAGCCATTTATTTTACCTCCTATAAATAGTTTGGTTTTTCGATACAATAGCATTATATCTACCGACCATTCGATAAATAGTAGCTTCGTCCATAGTCACCGGATGTTTTGCTAAACGAGTGAAACCTAAGTTTAAAAAAACATCATCGATGACTGAAAAAATTGCTTTACATTCGGTTTTCTTTCCGGCTGTTTTATTCGAGTAAACATTTACCTCATACATAAGTACAGCATGATTTTCGTTGCTTCCGCTATCTTGTGTTTTACGAAGTGTGTAATTATCCGCTTCCACAATACTCACGCATGGAAAAGAAGATGGACTACGAACATCCTCACCGGACACAGCGATTCCGGGAAACCGAGAGCGCAATTCGATAGCAATTTTATTAAATATTTCGTTTTCGACATCAATCATTACCGAACACCTCCCGGGCAATTTCGACTACTTGTTCACGCATCTCTTTTGCCGCTTCGTACATTGCACGATTGGGATTATTACCTTTTGTACTGATAACGGTTTTTTCACCTCTTCGCACAACTTTTCCCCCGGCTTTAGTCTCAGACTCATTACCATAGTAAGTCCACGATTTGTTTTTTCCTTTACCCTGTCCGTAACCTCCTCTTATAGCACCAAGCTCGACAGCTTTAGGATGAACCCCCGGATTAAACACACCTGCTCCAAATTCAATAAAAGCGATTGCTTTTCCGGATGCCGAAATGACCAACTTGTTATCAGTAACCCATGTAGGGTTTTGATTAACCTGCACATCGTTCGTTCCGTCATATATAGCATTAGCGAACCTTACAGTAGCTTCCTCAATACCAACCTCTGCTAACTTTTCCATCAAAGTTTTTAACTTTGTTTGCAAATCTTTTTCATATTCTTCTATCTCAGCGATAGCGTTTCGTATCGTACCAAGAGTACATTTGATTTTTGTCATGATACCTCAACCTTACTTATCGCATATGAAACCGTGTTGAGAGACCGAGCTACTTTCTTGACAACATAATCAAAAATAAGATTTCCCTCAGAATCATAAGAAGGAGGGGAATCAATGCAGAGTACAGAATGTTCATCAATCGGACAATCTATCTCGTCTGTAATAATCACTCGGTCGTATAAAATAGCACTTCCAAATTGCTCAACTTGTGCTTCACCTGTAGCTGCTGATATGTTAGCTCTCATTTTCACAGGTGCTTCGTAGACAACTTTGTATTCGCCACTCTCACGACCATGCTCGTCTTTGATAGCAACTTTTTCTTTGAACAAAGCGTAATAAAAAGTAGACTTGTTACGCTCCAAACATCTCACCTTAAATCACCTCCGCATAAGGGATAACGGAAGCAAGCATGGATTTAGGAACATCGGCATTTTCATACGCACGGTTGATACCATTTTCGCTATGATAAGTTTGTCCCTCAGCACCTCGTTTGTTATATAAATAAACAGCTATTTCGCATTGAAGCTGAGCATATTGCAAAGGTACTTCGGTTTTAGTGCTATCGTAAGGATAAGCTTTTCGGAGTATCTTACTTGCTGCCAAAGAGAGGTACACAGTCAAAACAGCATCTTCCGAAGAATCTGTAATACCAAGCAATGCTTTCACCATTGCGAGTTTTTCATCGTTTGTCATGACCGTGTACCTCCTTTTATTTTTTATTTACATCGGAAACAGACTCGGTTTTCTTCTTCCTCTTCGTCTCTTTAGGTTCCGTTTGTGGTTTTGCTTTTGTCGTAATAGACTCGTCCGTGACTACGAGTTTTTTATAACGGCGATGAATAAGCATACCCATTAGGTAGGAGAAACATTCTCCGTTAATTTAATTGCCTTAGAAGCATCGTAAAGATAACCAACAAAATGCTTGTCGGCGGTAATAACAGTAGATTTGTTGATAATGTCACGGTCGGTCTCAACAAGAATATCACGCTT